GGATCATATGACGAATTAAATCTTCTTCAATTTCTAATTTCTGAGTTACAACATTACTAATAGCAATAGCGCTATAATCTACAAGGATCATTATCCCACCTCCACATCATCTATAATGTATTATATAGTAATTGCTCAGATATGCAACTACTTTTTCATCTTCTCTACAGCTTTATCATAATCCTCTTGAGATACTACACCTTCACCTAACAGACGAGTACGGTTTCTCAGATGCATAGCTTGTACTTCTTCTTTACTACCACCCATATAAGGTACCGCATGACCCTCTTCTATGAGTATCTCTGTAAGTCTCTTCATACTGTAATTATTGTTTTTATCTTTATATTCAACTTCGAAGTCACCTAGCACTCGGCCAAACTTACCTTTCATATCTTCGCCATCTTTAGCAATCTGAGTCTTAAGAACAACTGTCTCTTTCATAAGTTCTTTAACTCTTGCTTTAGCAGCTTCGCCAAATAAGTCTTCAACTTTATCGGACGTTCTGGATTCTGGTGTGTCAATACCCATGATGCGTACTCGCTCATCTGTTAACACTATTCCAAATCCTAGCTCAATATCAACGTCGACTGTATCTCCGTCTACAACTTTGAGTACTTTGCATCTGTATTCGTACATGTTATTTCCTTTAGATGTTTACTATGAATCTTACATCCTATAAATTCATTGTAAAAATCGTCGCGAAGCAACACGTCATTGTCAAATTGATATTTAGCTTCGAAGTAGCTACATTCACCTTTTGTCTTACACAACCTTAAAATCTCACGTTTAAACATATGAGAGCCCTTGTCTTCTACGAGCTCCTGCACCTCTTTAGAACTTCCATAGTATGAACGCCAATCAGATTCTACACGAGTTTTAATACGTCTTTTTCTTGTTTTAGTTTTAGGTAATGTTTTAGGCTTCCAGAAGAACTTCTTGCCAATGTATTTCTTGTTAGTCTCTAATTCAGTTATTAAGTACACGAACCCCTGATACTCTTCTGGCGTTTCGTTGTACTCATTACCATTATATGTCCACATAAAAAAAATCCCACCTTTCGATGGGATTATTTATCACTCTTCGTCAAGTAGTTCAAACTGCATAGGAGAGCCACACATTGGACAGAATTGAGGCACTTCTTCGTTATCTATTACCATTACCTGAGATTCTGTATCACAAGCGATACACTCGGTCCAATATTCTTCTTCCATTTGGTCTCCTAAAACGTTATTTCGCAAGCTCCTCCAACACACGCTGCTGAACCAATCGTATCAACGTCAGTAAACTTTTTAATCTCTAACTGAGATACAAAGTCAATTGGCGCNAGGTTCTGTTGTGCCTTGGTCCATTTATGTAGCAAGAAAACATCCTTGAGACAGTACTCTGTCTCTTTAAGGTCACTCATAAAATAATTATCAGCGAACTTGTTAAAACGACGAATCCACTCTGCATTTAGATCTGAGATTTCACCTCTATACTCAGCAGGAGTCTGAGCTTGCATAGTAGCATCCCACAAGTCACGGAAACCAGACTTACGAGTATCTACAATCAAACCAGAAGCAAACAAAGCAGCCTTGCCATACTTCTCTACAATTTGCTCTTCAGTTAGTACTTCTGTCATAGGAGCTTGATTAAAGTCTTTATCACCCATACCAGCTAAGAAAGAGATACCAGCAAAGGAATGACGATTATCAAATACATAATCTTCTACTTGAGACCACTGATGAGGCATTACAGTTACTGTGTTAGATACGTTATGACGAATCTTTGGATTAGCACACAGGTCTACATTTGTACCTGCTTCTACCCAATTGTTCTGAACCAAGGATACTTTCTCTAGTAGATTAGTACCATACAGCTCATCTCTATACAAAGAAGCTTCTGGAGCAATGATTGGGAAAGCAACACAATAATCTGTATTGTTAGCATTCCACACAGACTCTTCTACCATATAAGGATTAGTCTTGGCAATTAATTGAGCAACTTCTGTTTCTTTGTTAAGTTGAATATGACGAATATAACGAGGCGAATGTTCTGCATGAATACCAGAAGCAGTTTCTAGTAGCACAGAAGCATTACCAGATGGTTTAACACAAGTCGTTCTAGCTGCAGCATTGATTCCAATAAGCTTTGCAACTTCTTTGTTAACTTTCTTAACGATCTCTGCGCCTTGCTTTTGAATATCAGCATCTAAGAGTACCTCAGGATTATTCATCCATCCAGTAATCGATACTCCTAGCAGAGCTTCTCTGTCAAAGATCTCTTTACTTGTTTCTTCTAAGTATTTGAAGTTAGTATAACCAGCTTGCAATGTGCCCATAATAGCACCTGCACGACACGCTTTATAGAACTCTTCTGGAGTCTTACATTTACCACCATTGATCTCAGTTAGGTTACATCCTTGCCAACCTGACTTACCGTCAATCTGAGGATACATTCCTATTTCGACACAGGGGTTAGTGGTAAAGTCTTTATCTTCGACGAAGTAGAATCCTGGCTCTCCAAACTCTTTGATTGAGGCCATAATAGATTTAAATTGTTCTCTTGTAATCTCATCACGTACAATGACAGCACTGTTATTAGAACGACCACGCTGAGGGTTATCGTTGAACCAATTGCCTGTTTTAGCATTGACCATTTCTGTGTCTTCAGCACTAAACAAACAAATAGTTGCACTACGCCGTACACCACCAGCAAGAACAGCGTCGGCAGCATGCATAGCAATATCATAAACATCAATAGAGCGAAGACGTGATTCACCGTTTAGTACTCTCGACTGGATTAAATGTTCAATCTTATCCAAAGCTCTACGAAGTGGTTCTGGTCCTGGTGCTTTAAATCCACCGTTGATTTCTGCGCCTTTGGGTCTAACACTATTTAGATCAAAGTACACTTTGCGACCTTCCATTTCTGGAAACTGGCCACCACCTTCAAAATAAGATGACATAAGAGCACCAAGAGCATCTGCCCAACCTTCAATTGAGTCTTCGACTACCCACCCTTTTGCTTGCTTCTTGCGTTCGTTAATATTCGGTAGATTATCTACATGATGTTTCTGTACTGAGAATCCAGCACCAGCACCACACAATAGAATATAAAGAAGCTCTGAGAAGAAGCGAGGTCTATCTGCATATGTAGAGGTACAGTTATACATCTTCATCTGATGTTTTATAAGCTGGTCGCCACCAAACTGTAGTGCGCGCTGTGCTCCTAGAGTGTACTTAAGTTTGTAAAGAGATTCTGCCTCATCGATTAATTGAGATAGCTCTGGTGACATTTTATCTTGATAAAAATCGCGATGCATATCCATAACACGCGCTACTGATTCGTTCCAAGATTCATATCGTTCTTTCTCATCATCCCATCTACTATAACCTTCATAGAATTTTGTTTGTGACATTACGTGTCTGGTATCGACTTCACGATTTGATTGAACGACTTTTAGCATTTATTAGACCTCTCGGGAAAAGTATTTACGTCCGTGTAAGCGTATTCCTACACAGAGTATCATAGATTGTTATTTTGTTAGTGTATTATATATTACTTTCGAGTCCTGTGAAACTGTTATTTCACGTGTTTTTGAAAAAATATTTTTTTTATTTTTCTTCTGTAGACTCAGCTTCTGGCTCTTCTGGAGTCAAAGCTTCTTCGTAATAAGCAATAATAGCTTGTTGATCTTTTACATAGCGACGGAGGTCAGCAATACCGATAGCTAGATTCTCATATCCTTTTGGAGTGATAGTAAATAGAACTACATTACCTGTCTTGGTATCAATCTCTGCAAGTTTCTCTTCTAGATTCTCTTCAGTAATAACGAACCAATCAACAGGAGGAAAGTCTACTGCTTTTGGTCTTTCCTGAACTGGTATGTTCTGTTCTTGGTACTGGGTCTCAACTACTACCTCAGCCTCCGGGGTTCTCCCCAGACACCCCGCTAGTATCATCGGGCTTATCAGAAGGAGGAGTAGTTTCATCTTGGATCCGTCCAATAAGTTTGTTAACGGCGTTGTTAACTCG